GAAAGACAAGCTGCAACTGATGCATTAAATGCTATTCTTGCATCAAGAGCAAATAAAGGTCAAAAACCAGATATTCCTCCTGGTGAAACTGAAATTGAAATTGACCCAGAACTTGATACATTAGACGAGGTTGATGTCGATAGCTCAGATGTAGATATCGATGACCCAGATAATGTATTACAGCAACAAAAAGATAGACAACAAGCTAAAAAAGGCAACAGTAAAGGAAAATCTAGCCCTGGCAATAAAGAGGCTGGAGACGAAGAGGATGAGGAGCCTGGCGATACTGATGATGCTGGTGATACAGATGCTGAAGATACTGAAGAAGATGATACTGATTTAGATGATGAAGCTTCTGGTTCATCTGGTGGAAAAAGTAAGCCAAAAGAACCAAGTGAAAAAGGTGAAAAGAGCTCCGGCGGAACTTCTGATGATGAAGACGAAGAAGATGAGTCTGAAGAAGATGAAGATGAAGAAGATGAAGAACCTACAGGTGGAAAGTCTGGCGGCACTTCAGATGATGACGAAGAAGAGCTCGAAGATGAAGACGAAGAAGACCCAGACGATATTGAAGATGAAGATGAATTAGACGATATCGATGATGATGACTTCGACGACGAACCAAGCGGTGGCGCGGGTGGTCAAGGAGGCCAAGGCCAAGATGACAGAATTAAACATGACGCCCCACCACAAGAATATGTTGATGCATGGAATGAAATCTTAGATAGATATGACAGAGATGAAATATCTGATGATGAATTAAATGAATTAATTAATAAGATTAATTCCGGTGAAATAATTAATCTATAGGAGGCAATACAATGGCATTAGACTTAACTGACCCATTAGTTAAAAAGGGCGCATTGGATGCATTAAATATTATATTAGCCTCCAGAAAAAAACCAATTGAAGTTACTCCAGGTGATGCTGCAGAAGCATCAGAAGGTGGCATGAAAATGCCAAAGAACTCTAAGATTATGTCTCATGAAGATGAAGACGGTCAAGGAGATGGAGAAACACCAGAAGAGCGTCAAGCCCGTATTGATAGAATCAATGATCCAAGTGAAATTGAACAAGACATTGATGAAATCAGACAAGATACAGAAATCCGTAAAGGTAATGCTGCAAGAGCTAGAAAAAAAGAAATCGATAAAATTGCAGCGCAAAATACAATGCTAGACTTTAGAGATTTCAGTGTTGACTTATTCAAAGCTGTTAAATCACAAATTACTACAGCTAAACAACCAGAAGATACCTATTCAAGACCAAATGCAACATATGCTGGTTCTGGATATTTAATGCCTGGTCAAGATTATCCGGATAAGAGAACAGTCCCAACAATTAATATCTATTTCGACCAATCTGGTTCTTGGGGCGCTGGAGATATCCAAAAAGGTATCGATGCATTAGCAAGTATTAGACAATTCGAAATCAGAAAGAAAGTTAAAGTAAACCTTTACTTCTTCGCAGACCACTTACATACTACTCCAAAAGGTCAGGGCCAATGGGGAGACCCAGATTACTGGTATGAAAATGGTACTAGTGGCTTTGATGAAGTAATGGAAAATATTAGAGATACAAGAGCTGACAATGTAATTGTCATGTCTGACTCTGATATTCAAGGACAAACTAAATGGCAGAATTGTCCTAAATTAGAAATCCCAGGTTGTGTATGGTTCTTATGGCGTAATGGTTCAAGATCATCAAAAGCCATGGCATATCTAAAAGGTAGACGTGGAACAACACAATACAATTTACAATAAGGAGTAAATAAAAATATGAAAATTGTTAAAGAAGCAGTCTTAAATGAAGCTAAAGAGAAACTTCCAGTTTCCTTCTTAACTGATTTTATCAGCAAAGGATGGGAAGAAGTTGGTTATCTCAAAGCTGATATTGAGGCAATTAAAGAAGCTTATTCTGGAACAGGTAAAATTGAAGAATTAATTCAAGGTTTAATTGATGCTTACTTAGTTTGCATTGGTCAAATGGAATTACATCTCAATGACAAAAATTATCTTGATTATCCAGAAGATTCGGGATTAGCTAAGAAAGAGTCACTTTCAGAAGCTGTTGAACTTAAGGTAGAAGCAGATAAGATTGAAATTGAAACTGAACCAGAAACAGTTGTCAATATCGATGAAACTGGTGATAAGATTACTATTGAAGAACCAGTTGAAGCTCCTTGTGAAGGACCTGCTTGTGATATTCCACCAGCCGAAGTTGAAATTGAGCCAGTTATCGATGATAATCCATTAGATAAGCCATTTGAATTCGATGCTCCAGAAGCTGAGGGCGTTAGAAAATTTGAGAAACCAGAAGTTGCTGATTTCTTCGTAGATTTCGACGATCCAGTTGGCGAACCAGTTTCTGAAAAAGACTTATATGGCGAAGGCGAAGATGCTGCTATCGGTAGAAATCCTGAAGAAGAAAAAACTGAAGAAGATAAATAAATAAAATTTATTTAAATAAAAGAGGTTTTATAGCCTCTTTTTTATTTTATTTGCTAAATTATATGATGTTTAAGCGATTGAGCTTATCCTTTCATCAGTTGCTTAAACATCTTACTTGAATATTGTTGGATATTAGGAGTGTTTTATGAAGAAATATATTATTAATGAAAATTGGGAACAAGAAGAAATTGAAGATTTAAGCGACCTTTTTATCGTCTTACTTAAACATGGTAGCTTTGATGCTGGTTATACTGAAGCATTTGATACAGATGATGTTAAAATGCAAGAAGTATTTAATAGTTTAGTAAATCAATATGAAGAAACTGGTTGTGATGAGTTAACTCACATTTATTTAATTAAATTACCAAATACACCACAAGTTGTATCTATGGTAGAGCCAACAATCTACAATGGAAATTCTAATGACCCAACAATGCTTTCACTCTTATCAAGTTTCTATAATAGAGCTGACTGCGAAGAAATTAACCACTGGTGTGGCGCAGGACTTACTGAAAGTAAAAAGAAAAAGAAAAATTACCCATTCTCATCTGTTACCTATACAACAGGTGATATTGGATTAAATATAAAACATTTTAATAAATGCATGGGAACTGATGGTTTAGGAGATGCTGATCAACAACATCATCAAGTTGTTGGTGATACTCTTCCAGATGGCCCAATTGCAGCAAGCTCAGATGCTGGTACTTCCTCAGGAGAAGGCGCCAGTGCTGGCGAAGGTGGAGGAGTTGCTGAATCCTTAGAATTAGATGAAGATAAAATCTATGTTGGTAAACTTGGCCAAGAATTAGACTTACCTTCTGAAATTCATTTAATTGACCAAGCAACTGTTGAAAAGATAATTGATAAATTAGAGCCGGAGGAAACATTCCTTGTTGGCTATGTTAATCCTGTTTATTTCTATAAAGAGTTGTGGGATAGCTTACCAATCTATAAATGTACTGAAATGGCTGGATATACTGGCGTAGACTTCTCTACATCTGAAGATGAGATTTATACAGACCAAGCAGATCGTATTGAAAGAGCTAAAGCTGAAATTGATTTAGCTAAAGAAACCGGCAAAACAATGCAAGTAGGCTCTGACGTAAATTACTCAATGCAAAATAAACTCGTACAAAGAGGAAATCGTATCATTCCTGGTAAAACTGAAATACAAAATACTATTTTATTCTATCCAGTTTCTGCTGCAAAAGTCTGCTATTTTGTTAAACTTCCAAATCACCCAGAATTTATTCAAATTACCGCAGCACAACTTGAAGAATATATTTATGCTGAATTAGATAAAATTAAAGTACGCGTTCCAAAAGATAAAGCAAGAACAAAAGTCTATAATACTTTATATGGACAATCTGTTCAAGATATCGATAGAGATACTCGTGGTGATGCCGCTTTAGACCCAAAATATATCTATAAATATAACAGAGACAAACACTCTGTAAGAGCTTTATATACATCTCAAATTTATTACATTAGTACCGTTGCTGAAACAAGAGGAGCAAAAATGGGCGGAGTTATGGAAAGTCTTAGAGAAGGCTTAAGACCATTTGACCCAGATTGCTTTGAGAAAGTTGTTTTAGACAGCAAAGTAAGAGATTGGTATGCTGGAAATAATCCATATGAATTCCAATTAGAGGATATTCCAGAAGATTTAACTTGGAAAGATGTTATTGATGCTATGGAAAATGGCAAATTTGAAGACTTATCTTTACATTTAGATACCGAACCAAGAGAAAATATCTGGAAGAAAGCTTGCCAAATCTATTACGCACAAACTGGTAAATTATTCGAAAAAGATGAAGATGCTAGAAGATATATCTCAGAGCTTATTTCAGACCAAGAAACTTATGATGAAGTTGTTAATGATGAATATTTAGTATCTGATGATGAACCAAAAGCTGAAGAAAAACCTGCTGAAGAAATTGCTATCGAAGAACCAGAAGCTTTAGAAGAAGCACATTTTGATCCAGCTGATTATTGGGACGAAGACCCACATTGGTATAAGGTTAAAAAAGGCACAAAGACTGCTGACCAAGATATTATTGATAAAGCAAAACATCAAGTAAGACACCAAGGCTATACTACTTATGGAAAAGCCTCAAAAGCAAATGTTCCTGCTGGTACATATGTTTCTATTTATGGCGCTTGTGACCCAGTAAAAGCCAAAGAGGCTTATAAGAAACATTTAGAAGAGGGAAAACTTGATGTAAGAAACTTCCATGCTGCTTATGATAAAGTAATTGAAGATGCTGGTTATTTAGGCGTTTTCAATAAAGACGGAATTATGCGCGGTAAATATGTTTATGGCGAAATTAAATCTTGTGAAAATTATGGCGTAAAATCAATCTTATCTAAATTCTGGGCTGCACAATTTAAAGACCACCTTGAAATCTATTATGGCACATTTGAAGAAAGCTTAGAATTAAATGAAGCAAAACGTTACGTCAAACGTTATTATATTAGACCTCAAAACATCTTCTGCTCAAATAAAGAAGAAATTCTTAAAGCTTTAGTTGAAGTCGGTGATGAGAACTGCTCTGTATATTCTCTTAAAGCCTTAGCAGACCATGATGATGTTCACTTATTAAAACCAAGTGATATTATCTATTATTACGATGAAGGTATCTTATATGATAAGAACCACGTCAAAGTTATGGACTATGATTTATTTGTTAAACACGAAGAAGAACGTAAAAAATTCGGAAATGTTAATGCCGTTTCTGATGCTACTTTTGAAGACGAATATGATGACAGACTAACTGATGCCGACTTAAAAGACAAAGAAATTAAGGTCCGTAAGCCAACACATGAACATTTAGTAAAGGAAGACACAAAAATGACTTATAAATATACAAAAGATGAATTAAAAGCCGCCTTAGATAATGGCGAAACAGTTGAACTTGGCAGTTCATCTGATGCTGGAAGTTTTAGCGGAAGCTTCTCAGATGGTGGTGTTTATTCAAATACTGATTATGTCATTGGAAAATACAAGGATAAATATTATGTAGATGAATATAACTACAGCGATGACGGCGACTGTGAAGAAGGCGATAGCGAAGAGTTCTCTGACTTTGATGAATTCTATGATTATGTTAAAGAAAATGTACCATTAGGAAATGTTATCTTAGAAGACTTCCATAATGATGCATTCAACTTAACATTTGAATCTGTCAATGTTTATGGCGAAACCTTAAATGAAGGCAAAGATGATAAATTCATCTGCTGCATTTGCGGTGAAGAGTCTACTGGCTATGGCAATAACCCTGCTCCTGTAAAAGAAGAAGGAAAATGCTGCGATGCTTGTAATAGAAAATTTGTTATTCCAGCAAGACTTAATCTAAATGCTGAAGCTATGATTGATAGTGTTGATGAAGATTAATTAAAGGAGCTTATTAAAATGGAAAATAGAATTGTATTAGGATTTGATGAGCTTTTTGAAGGACTTCTCCATGAAGATAAAGCAGAGGGTTTAGAGGCTAAACTCAGAGACATCTTAGAAATTAAAAATGATGGCGAAAAAGTTTGGACTGCTGCTGATCATCCAGAACCACACTTATTTGAAGTAGGAGAACCAAAACCAGGCGATAATCCTTGGTGGATTGAAAAGTTTGATGACGATGAAGTTGATTTTGGTAATTTAACTGTATATGAAAGAACCCCAGAAGAAAAAGAAGAAGGCAAATATATTGCAACATTTATGCTTTCTGGCGGTAAAAATGGCAGTGGTGAATGGACTGAATATTTAACTGAATTAACAAAAGTCTTTAAAGAAATTAAAGAAAAAACTGGCGCCGAACCATTGCTTTATAAATTAGATACAGACATCTTAGATGACCTTTGGACAGGTTGGGTTTTCTTATATGACCATGAAGATAAGGTTCAAGAAAGCTTAACAGAAGATTTAATTGTCATCGAACCATTTGAAGCTAAAGAAAAAATTGAAGAGATTAAAAAACAAATCGAAGAGGCAAAAGACTGAAAAGTCCGCAAAAACCTATTAACTTTAATGGATATTTATCTTTTCCAAACTCTTTGGGAGTCAGACCACCAAGAAGAAGAGGGCTGCAATATTAATAAAGAAGAGTGGGAAGAATATTCAGATTGAAAGCAAGAACAAGGTGAAAAGCTTTTAGATGAGCATCCAGAACTTAAGGCTGAAAATGAAGAAAGAGAAGCTAAAATTGAAGCTTCCTTAGAGGATAGTTCTAGCGAAGATGAACACGAAGAAGAAGCTGAGGATTTGGATGAGGCCGTTAACTATGCAGACCAAGTTGAAAAAATGAGAGCACTTGAAAATGGTACTCGTGGTTTCAATGCTAAAGCTGCTTCTGATGAAAAATTAAAAGTAAATAGACGAGTATGTTTAGATAAAGGCTTCTATAAAGCACTTAGAATTGTTGAAGATGAAATGATTGCTCGTGGATTAATTCAATCTAGAACTAACCCAGCCGCTAATTCATCTGCAGCAAATATGAATAAACCTGATCCAACAGTCAGAAAAGAAGCTGAACAACAAGCAAAAATTACTTTAAGAAAAGATGATTTTACTTTAGCAGACGCTAAGTTCGTTAAAGAAAACCCAGATGCTGAAGTATTATTTGCAAAAGCAAATCAATCAGACTATAGTGCTAAAAAATTAGTTATTTACTTAATCTTTGCAATTATTTTAAAACTTGGCTCATTAGCAAATAACTTAAAATATAAATTACAAAATGCTATCGGAATTACTAATGAAGACGTTAGCTTAATTATTAAACAATGTACATCTGATAAAGAAACAGCAATGGTCTTAGGAGAAATTTTACAAGACCTCAACTAATACCAAAAAGCTAAGGAGAAAACTATGGTAAATGAAAAATTAGAGAAACATGAAGTATTAAACCAAAAGCTTTTTGATGGCGATCAAATTAAGCCAGAAGTCAGAGATAAAGTTGAAGAAGTCACAAATGAATTCTTAAAAATCTTAGCTGAAGATGCAGTTACATTAAAGGTTAGAGATGTTATTTTAACTGGTTCAAATGCTAGTTATAATTATAATGATAAAAGCGATATTGATGTTCATATCTTAGCTGATACTGCTTCATTGAATGACCCAGATAAACTATATACAAAGTTATATAATGCTTATCGTAGACTATTTGAAAGTAAATTTGATATTACCTTCTATGGAATTCCTGTTGAAGTTTATGTTGAAACCGAAGACAATCCAGTTGTAAGCAATGGTATTTATTCTATTATGTTTAATAAATGGAGAAAATATCCAGAGCCAACCTATGTTCCAGATATTGACCAAAAAGTCATTGATAAGGCCGCAGAGCCTTGGTTTGAAAGAGCTAAAAAGATTTTAAGAGAAACTGATAATAATAGCGTCGAGAGGGAAGAAGAAATTACTAAATTTTTCACAGATTTATATGAGCTTAGACATAAAGGAATTTATGCTACAAGTGGAAGTGAATTTTCTGAAGAAAACTTAGTATTTAAAGAGATTAGAAATTCAGGATTATTAGAAAAACTTAAAGAGCTTAAAAATGACCTCATTGCTTCAAGATTATCTTTGGGTGAAGCATATTTAGATGCAGAGCAAACGGTTTGGGATTATAAAACCCCAGAGATTGCTGATGGCGATTATATTGATACTTCTAAAGCAAGCTGTTTCTCCGCTGCAGATTTATTAAAGAACCCAGAACAAGATAATCTTGTTTCAGAAATCATGTATATGACTCCAGACCAATATTTTGAGCTTTGTTCAAAAATTCAACACGTCTCACCAGAAGACCTAAAGAATGATATTGGCACTGATGATTATCGCTTAGAAAAAGTTAAAGATATTATTACTAAATATAAACGTAAGTTCCCAATGCCATATATTTGTTTTGCAAAAGACTCTGAAATTTATGGCCAAGAAGGAAGACACAGATTATATGCTTTAGGAGAATTATTTGGTTGGGATAAAGAATATCCAGTTCAAGTTATTCAAAATAAAGATGAATATAAACCACTTGATAAATTAATTCAAAGTTCTATTATTGAAAGCTTTGTGCTTCCAGAACGTGAACGTAGAGACTATCAAATTAAAATTGCCCAACTTACCCATCAACAACCAATTGTTCAATCAAATGGCGTATTCCAATTATATAATGTTAAAGAAGATGATGCTAGATTTATAATTTCAATTCTTAGAAGACAACCTTGGATTGAATATGCTGAATTATCAGCTGAACGTTATGACTTTAGTAAAATGGTCTATTCTGGCCTTCCATCAAGACTTTATACAATTAATGGCAAGATTAGAATTAACTAATAAAACCTATAAATAAAATGCCTCTTATTGAGGCTTTTTATTTTGCTTTAAAATAAATTTATTAAAACTATTTGCTAAATTATACGATGATTCAATTCAGGAAAGGGCTGAATATATGTATTTAAAACTTACTAAGCAAGACCGTGAACAATTATTAACCGAAGGCTTATTAAATGAAGATAGCCGTTCTTTACTTGTTTCTAAATCAAAAGCAGCCGGCCCTTATAAACACAACGTAAGAGGCAAGAATAGATTTGAAAGAAAGAAGTGGTCTCAGATTGCTAAAACTGTAAAACAATATAACCAAATAGATATGAATAAATTATTTAAAGAAGACCAATTGATTGTTCATATCCCAGTTGTTGGTGAAACAGATAGCTATACAGTTTCTATTCGCATGGATGGAATTGTTGCTGAAATGGCAAGAAATATCAAAAACAATAAAAATCAGTTTGAATACAGGACTGTTGTTCAAGCAATTACTAAAATATTCAATACTGCAAATATTTATGTAAAATGCACTTGTGATGACTATAAATACAGATTTGCCCACTGGAATATTGTTAATAATGTTTCAGTTGACGATAGTGCGAGTGACCCAGGTCCAGGACACGGCGTTGCCAATCCAAATGACGATAAAGGTCGTGGCTGTAAACATGTATTGCTCGTATTAGCAAATGGCGACTGGGCATTGAAAGTTGCTTCAGTTATTAGTAATTATGTTCACTATGCTGAAGAACATTTACAAAAGCCATTCTTAAAAGTTATCTTCCCAAAACTTTATGGCATTCCTGCTGATGAAATGGTAGAGCAAGAATTAGTTGATACTGATAAATACTTAGACTCTTCTAAAGGCTTAATTGATGCTATTAATGAATATGGTAAAAACCGTGGTAAATATAGACCAGGTTCAAATAAAAATCCAGTTACTGGCACTGGCGGAAAAACCAAAAAACCAGAGGAAAAAGAAGAAAATTCAGAAGAAACTGACGAGACTTCTGACAAAAAGTAATACAATATAAATATTGTATAATATATGGAGGGGCGTATGCCAGATATTACATATCCGCAAGAAATAAAAATACCTGAAGTTGCTGGATTTTCTGACAAGAAAAATCTGGCAGCCGATATTTTAAGTGGTTTATCCGAAGAAGAAAGAGCTGCAGTTCTAGATATTTTAAAAGAAATTTCACAAGAAGGCCATTCTGAAAAATTTGAAGATTTAAAGTATGCTGACTTTGAAGAAATTCCTGTTGATATTGATACATTCTTAGATGATGACAATTATCTCGGACAAGGCTTATGAGAACGTGATGCTGTAACCGGCGAACGTCGTTGCACATTATTCCCATATTGAAGAGAAACACTTAAAAAACTATTTCCTACAAATACAACCACACAATACAATACGCTCGTATTGACGGGTGCTATTGGTCTTGGTAAAACTTTGATGGGCTGTTTAGCCATGCTTTATCTTTTATATCGCATGCTTTGTCTTAAAGACCCATATGCCTATTATGGTATGATGCCAAGTGATAAAATTTCATTCTCAATGTTAAACATTACATTAGAGACTGCCCAGGGCGTTGGCTGGGATAAAATCCAACAATTATTACAAGGTTCTCCATGGTTTATGAGCCATGGCAATCTAAATGCAAGTAGAACAAACCCTCAATGACAACCAGATAAACATATTGAGCTAATCTTTGGTTCAAATAACAATCATATCGTAGGTCGTGCATTATTCTGCAATCTTACCGATGAAGTTAACTTCGGTATCGGTAATGATGTTGAAAAGAAGAAACAAAGACAAAAGAAAATGATTGCCCAAATCGATGCTCGTATGAGATCAAGATTTTTAAAGGGCACATACTTGCCTACATTAAATATAATTATATCTTCTAAAGATACTGAACAAGCATTCTTAGATAGCTATATTAATACTAAAAAACAAAACGAAAGCAAATCAACACTTATCATAGATGAACCTCAATGGGTTGTTCGTCCTGATAAAGGAACACCAAATGACCCAGGAGCATTCTATGTTGCTATTGGTGGTAAATTCCTAGCACATGAGCTTCTTCCAGTAGACGCGGATGACAAATTAGTCGAAGCTATGCGTGAAAAAGGATATTTGATGATGAAAGTACCTCCAGGCTTTAGAGAAGCTTTTGAGGATAACTTAGACCAAGCATTAATGGATATTGCTGGTTATTCAACATCAAGTGCTACTAAATATATCTCAGGCGTAAGATTAAATCAAGCAAAGGTAGATACATATAAAAATCCATTCACAAAAGACGTTATTGAAGTTGGTAATGCTCCAGAAGACCACTTGCAATATGCAAACTTCTTCGACTTATCAAGAGTAAGCCCAACTGATATGGCAAGACCTCTATTTATTCACTTAGATATGTCTACCGGCGGCGGAGGCAAAGGCGACAAAACCGGTATTGCTGGCGTCTGGATTACAGGCAAAAAGCCAACAGTTGAAGGCGAAGATGCTTCAAGAGAATTGCAATATAAGCTTGCGTTCTCTGTATCTATCAAAGCTCCTCGTGGTTATCAAATAAGTTTTGAAAAGAATAAAAACTTTATTAGATGGCTTCGTGATAGAGGATTTGCAATCAAAGGTATTTCAAGCGATACCTATCAGTCAGCCCCTGTTCAACAAGATTTAAAAGGTGAAGGATTTAGAACTGAAATCTTGTCTGTTGACCGCGTTGACCAAAAGACAAAAACATGTCTTCCATACCATAACTTAAAATCAGCTATTTATGAAAGACGTATTCAAATATATCAAAAGTGCGACCAATTAACAGATGAATTAATTGGACTTGAAAGAAAAGGCGATGGCCATATCGACCATACCCCAGATGGCATTAACTCAAAAGACCAAGCTGACGCAGTTTGCGGAGCTATGTATCTTGCAAGTAAATATGCAGAAGAGTATTCATACAATTATGGTGATAATCTAAATGCTGCTCTTGAAGTAAGTGATATCTCAGATGCGAGCAAAAGAACGCAAATGATTACTGACTTCCAAGCTGAGTTACAAAAGATTTATATGGATACTTATGAAGAACTTGATGAGCTTGACCAAGAAGAGCGCAGAAAGAAAAAAGAAGAATATGAATTGTATCGCAATATAAGCGATGGAATTATAATTATTTAAAGGAGAATTTACAATGGCAGAAGAAACACCAAAAAAGACAAGAAAGCCAAAAAGTTCCCTGATTGGTAATCAGGCAAAACCAGTAGTACTGGATTCCACGACCAAGTTAGATATTGATACAAACAAAGTATTAGTAGACAACATTATCGAAGCTGGTTTATCTAGCAAATTAGACATTTCCGCAATTGAGCGCTTTACATCTATTTCAAATGCTAGAGACCAAGTTTATATGTTAATCGATACTATGTGTCAAGACTCTGCTGTTTCATCTATCGTCAGAACCTATACAGATGACGTTTGTGAAAGAAGCGATAATGGACATATTGTATTCTGCGAGTCTTCCGACCCAAAGATTAGCATGTTTGTAAACTATTTATTAAATGTCATGAATGTTGACAAACAAATTGACAAGTGAGTTTATAGTTTAATTAAATATGGTGATGTCTATTTAAGACTTTATCGTGAATCAGATTATACTGATAAATTATTCAATAGATCTAGTATCGATAAGGCAAATAGAACATTAAATGAAGATGTTAACTTAGTTGTCCATAAGACAAATGAACCATACAGCTATTATGTTGAAATGGTACCAGACCCAAGCACAATGTTTGAGTTAACTAAATATGGACAAACATTTGGATATATTGAGGTTCCAAATAACCCATCTCCTATTGACCAATCAACTTATGTTGGTGGCACAACTGGATTAATGGGAAATACAAGCTTCAATTTCCGTTATAAATCAAGTGATGTTAATGTATATCAAGCAGATGACTTTGTTCACGCTGCATTAGAAGATAACGTTTCTCGTTTCCCTGAAACAGTCGATTTATTCTATGATGACCCAGAAGAAACAAAGACTGGCAAGAAATCTGGACTTCCATCAGCGGATGGCAACTCTGGACAAACATATACTGTTAGACGTGGTAAATCATTATTATATGATGCTTATAAGATTTGGAGAGAAAAAGCTTTATTAGAAGCTGCTGTCTTGTTAAGCCGTCTTACTCGTTCTGGTATCGTTAGAAAAGTTGCTGTTGAAGTAGGCGATATGCCAAAAGAACAAGTTCAACAAGTCTTACGTAGAGTTAAAGAAATGTTTGAGCAAAGAACTGCTTATAACACAAATAATTCTATGTCTGAATATACTAACCCAGGCGCAGTTGAAAACTTTATCTATTATGCAACTCATAATGGACAAGGAGCAATCACTGTTGAGTCTGTTGGTGGTGATTACGACCCAAAACAATTAACAGACTTAGACTGGTGGAATAATAAATATTATTCATCATTCGGAATTCCAAAACAATACTTCGGTTGGACAGACGATGGTGCAGGTTTCAATGGTGGTTCATCATTAACCATTATCTCCAGCGTTTATTCAAAAGGTGTTAAGAGAATTCAAAATACAATTTTACAGGCCATTACTGATATTATTAATTTAATTTTATTAAACCGTGGTTGTAAAGCTTACTTAAATAACTTCGTCTTAAAGATGAAGGCTCCATTAACTCAAGAAGAATTAGACTTTAGAGCTAACTTCAATGATAGAGTCAATGCTATTAGCAGCATTAACAGCTTATTCAGTGATGTTGAAGACAAAGCTAGAAGATTAACTATTATCAAGAGCTTAATTAGCACACTTAGCTTAGGCGATGAAATCAATGTTGCATTAGACCACGAAATTACCGCCGCTGAAGAAGCTGCAAAGAAAGCTGCTGCTGAGGAAGAAGCTGCTGCTAAAGCAGAAGCTGACGCCGCTGCTGCAGAAGCCAGTGGAGCTGAAGAAGTTCCAGCGGGAGAAGAGGAAGAGGAATTAGACCTAACTCCAATTCCAGACGAAGAGCTTCCTGAAGAAGCCGAAGAAAGCTTTAAAGCAAACCCAGACTCAACAGTATTAACTGAAGACCAAGGCTTGCTTACTGAAGATGATGACCTTCCAACTCCTGAAGAAGCAAATGGCGATAAAGACTTTACAGAAAATAATTAATTAATATTGAAAGGAAAATAATATGATTACAAAGAATGATTGTTTATCAATTTTAGTTAAATTAGGAGATGCCGGCGTTGCTGGTGTCGACCCACAAGTTAAAAAACTATTAACTTCAAGAGATATCCCACTTGATGTCTTAAAATTTATTTCTGATAACCGTGGACTTGAAGTTAGCAAATTCTATGAAGTCTTACGCAAAAGCCACAACCAAAAGAAATCTCCGCTATATACAAATATCCTAAAAGAGGTTGATGATCCAAAGACTGTATTAACTACATTATCCAGCCTTCTCACTCAAATCTCTCTTTATGGAAATAAATTAGATAATGCCTCTATCTTCTATAAAGAGGTTAGAGCCGAAGAAATTTCTAGGGTATTATCAAACTATTTCAAGTCCGGCATCTTTGAAGAGTGCTTAACCCTTCTCAAAGTTATTAAGTCCGATTTACTTGTTTTAGAGTATATTGCCGGTAGAAGAGACTTAGTTAAATAACTAAAAATATATAAAAAATATGAAAGTCTGAGATAAAAATCAGACTTTTTATTTTACCTTTAAAATTAATTCGCTAAATTAATTGATAAAATGCGTAAATCTGAAAAGATGCGCTACATAAGCTATTAATAAATTATTGGGTTATTGATTAAGAATTTAATAATTTATTAATTTAATAAATTGAATACAAAAATATAGGCTAAATTAATTAGACAAATTGAGTTTGGCCTAATTATGTAAGATGGGAGAAATAGAAATGGAATCTAAAAATAAAAAGATTTTAGAAGCATTACAAATGCAACCATTATCTGAAGAAGAAAAAGCCTCCCGCCATATTCTCGGCAGATTATATGGACC